GAAAAGAACTACAAGTTGCTCATCCTGTATAAGCAAAATAGTTAAAAACCTAGAAAGGTATATGAAGAATTACCAGTAATAATTAGCCTAGCAGTAAAATGTTAGGCTTTTTAGTTAAATAAACTTGTGTATGTCAAATATATTTTGTATGTTTGCTACTCAATATAAAAATATATAATTATGAAAACAGATTACAGATTTTGGGAACATAACTATAACCCTATTACAATGATGCCAGACGATAAGAAAAACTATAGCTCATCTTGGGATTTAGAAGAAATGGATAAGTCTCAAAAGAAAAGAGAAGCTATTCAAGAAAGACAAGCAGTTAGGGAAGCTAAAAAACTATCAGAAGCAAGAGCTAAAAGAGTTGGTAAATGGTAATATTATTTGATGCAGACAGCCTTATTTACGCATCTTGCTTTGATTCTAATAAAGAATCTGGAGAGAAGTGGTTAACAATAGACAAGGCTTACGAGAAGTTTCAAGAAGGACTTGATAAGATATTTGCTGAGTTAGAAGAGCAGGTAGAAGTGGATAAGTTTATAGTATGTAACGGTTCTAAAGGTAATTTTAGACACGATATATCTAAAGAGTATAAAGCTAATAGAACAGGGGAGAAGCCTCCAATACTAGGTAAGCTACATAGTTTAGTTAAGAGAAAGTATCGTTCTCATTATGGCTTAGGAGTAGAAACAGATGATGTTGTAGCTACATTATGGAAAAGAGTTGCAGATAAAAGTGGCGTAGATTCTGTTATAATAGTATCTATAGACAAAGATTACAAGCAATTTCCTTGCTGGTTTTATGATTATCATTGGAAAAAGAAAACATTATCTAAGATATCAGAAGAAGAAGCTACTATTAACTTTTATACACAAATGATTGTAGGCGATTCAGCAGACAATATTAAGTATTGTAAAGGGTATGGAAAGGTTTATGCTAAAAAGCTCTTAGAAGGCGTTAAAACACCATTCTCAGCCACAAGAAGGGTCTACACATTGTTTAAAGAAGTGTATGGAGATGAATCTAAAGAGAAATACAAAGAATGTAAAGCATTATTAACATTAAAAACAGATTGTAATGAAAGCATCAGAATACAAGGGAAGTGATGAGGAGGTACAAAAAGCTTACTATGATATTTATTTCTTTAACTTAGAGCAGGGTTTTATGACTTTAGAAGAATGTGGATGGGATTTACAAATACTAGAGGAAGAGGAGGAGTATCTTGCTTGTGCTGGAGTATTTAGAGCTATGAATAACTATAAAGCTATTGAAGAAGAGAGGTTTAGTGAGTTATGGATAGATATTAACGGTAATACAGAATAATTAAAAATACGTTATCTTATTATGAGTAAATCAACAGAAATAAAAAGCACAGATGGCAGAAAGGGTAACTCTAGGAAGAAATCTATACCTAAGTTGCCTATACCTCAAGGAGAGAGGTCTAATAAACCAGCACTTAATCAAGCAAAGAAGAGTCGTAAGAAGCAGTATGCAAAGAAAGCTATCAAAAATGTATTTGGTAGTGAGGTTGCTATGTTTGAGTCTATGGCTAAGAAAGCTAAAGAGGGTAGTTACAATCATATGAAACTACTTACTGATATGATTTATGAAGAAGATAAAGATAATGTAGGAACAACCGTTAAAGCTCCTATTATAAACTTCTTTGGAGATAATGACGTAAGCAAGAAGATTAAGGACAAGATTATAGATATAACACCTAAAGATGAAGAATAATATAGATATAAGCGACAAGTACATACCTTTATTCAAAGATGAGTCTAGGTATTTTGTTATGACAGGAGGTCGTGGCTCAGGTAAATCGTTTGCAGCAACAGTTTTTCTGCTTAGCCTAACTTACGAAGAGGGTCATAAGGTTTTGTTTACTCGTTACACAATGGTATCAGCACATACTTCTATTATACCTGAATTTATAGAAAAGATTAACATAATGGGAGTTCACGCAGACTTTAGGATAACTAAAGATGAGATAATGAACTTAAAGACAGGTAGTTCTATAATATTTAAAGGTATTAGAACCTCATCAGGTAACCAGACAGGTGCTTTAAAGTCTTTGAATGGTATTACAACATTTGTATTAGATGAAGCAGAGGAGCTAGTAGATGAGGATGTGTTTAATAAAATAAACTTATCCGTTAGAGCTAAAGGTAGGCAGAATAGAGTGATACTAATAATGAATCCAGCTACTAAAGAGCATTGGATATATCAGAGGTTCTTTCTGCACGAAAACGTACGAGGAGGGTCTAACATATCTACAAAGAGAATAACATATATACACACTACATACAAGGACAACAAGAAGGGTACAGAAAAGTCTTTTCTTGAGGAGATATATGATATGAAGAAAAAAAGACCAGATAAGTATGAGACTGAGATACTTGGAGGTTGGTTAAATAAAGCTGAGGGTACTATAATTAGAAAATGGAGAGTAGGGGACTATATTCCTACAGAGCTTACTTGCTATGGTCAAGATTTTGGTTTCTCTGAAGATTTAAGTACATTAATAAAAATATCAGTAGATAAAAATGCCCGAAAAGTATGGGTAAAGGAAATATTTGGTCAAAAAGGATTGAGTACATCACAAATATATATGAAGAATAAGTCAGAATGTGGCTTAGACTTAATTATATGTGATAATTCAGAACCCAGACTAATAAATGAGTTAAAAGTATTGGGTCTTAACATAAAACCTACTATAAAGAAGAAAGGTAGTATATTATCTGGTATAGCACTTATGCAGGATTACGAGATAATAGTAGATAGAAACTCTCACGGTATTATAAGAGAGATTAATAACTATGTTTGGAAAGATAAAGGGGAAGCTCCTATAGATAAGTTCAATCACTATATGGATGCAATACGTTATGCTATGATGTACTTGATACAAGGAATCAATAGTGGTGTCTACACAATTAGATAAGACGTTTAATATGATGGGGTGCGTTTAATATGAAGGGGTTAGAGCTTCCAACCGTCCTCAATCCACCAGTCACAATTAGGATATAAGTCAATTAAATCATTTACAATCCTGTCAGTTAATTCTGATGGGATTTTTGTGTTTAATATGAAGTGTTTGAGTTCTGTTGCTGTCTGAATAAATAGTGTTTCCATTTGTCTTATGTTTAATATGAAGGGTTATGTTTAATATGAAGGGTGCGTTTAATATGATGCCCTATGTTTAATATGATGGGGTAATTTTGTTATTTGTAACCATTATAAATAGCTTATTTAGAATAAATATAAATAGTAATTTTATTTGGTTATGTTGTTTATTTTCCATATGCAAACATACATTTTTAATAGTGTTATTTTAAACAAAAAAAGTCTTCTAAATGTTTGGTAGATTAAAAAGATTTTTGTATTCGCGCGCGCGTTCCTTATATCAGTAATTTATACCTATGTTATTTAGAATGAAAATAAATAAAAAATAATTTAAAATAAATTAGGATTGTATTATAAAAGTATTGTATATTTGTAGTGTAAAACAAAATGAGCGAACAAACCAAATCGAGTAAAGAATAATTATTTTAAAAAGAGGTTTTAAAATAGCTTGAGCGAAAAGAGAAACTTTGCAAACGTTCGCAAAACAAAAAACATTAATTAAAACCAAATAAAAAATGACTAAAATTAAAAAAGTATTAAGAAAAGCAAACGAAATTTTAAAAGATTGTGCAAAGGGTGCATCATATGCGATTAGAAACTAAAATAAAATGAATGAAACAATAAAAAAAATGCGCGAATATTTGCAGTTAAAAGATGACTGGTACATATCAAAGCAATTAGATATTTTAGAAAAACAAATAGCCATTGAAATAACAAAATCCGAATTAAAAACAGTAACAGAATTAAACAAATTTATAAACAAATAAAACTAAACAAGATGAAAAGCAAATATTTATTTTTAGCAAGTAAACAAGCGAAAAACATTCCTTTCAGTGATAAACTAAACCAGTTTATAAGGTTATGGTTTGAAAGCCACAAAGATACATTTGTATTTACTAAAAATGATAATTTTGATAGTAATGATATTGAAGCCACTTTTGAGTCTCACAAAAAAACATATAGAGAGACAGGAAAAATATATATTTGGACTGGTGCAAGCGAAAATACTATTTTTGGGGATAAAAAAATAAATCATTACTTTAGGGCTTGGCACGATTATATTCACTTAAATTACAATTTAGGCTATTCTATTACTGAGGAGTCTATCGTTTGCAATATACAAAGGGATATGTTACCAAATGAATGGGTTTTTGAAAAGGAACTTATAAACGCCGAAATTATAGGACAAGCGCATTATTTTTATATGAATGATAGCTTTGTTAAAAATCAGAGGTTATTCACTGCGAATTATCTAAACAATAGTATTAACGCATTAAAAAAGCAATAGAATGAAAAAATTAAGTAATTACAAGCTACAAAAAATTAGCAAAAATTTAGACTTCTTTTTTAATATAGCAACAAAACAAGATATTAAAGATGGTTTAAGCTGGTACAAAGATGCTAATAAACAAGCTCTTAACATAGCTAAAAAATATAATTTAGATGTCTATAAAGTTTCTCAAGTTATTAGCGCTTTATCACCTAGAAACAAATGGAAACAAAACCTTAAAGATGCTGAAAAGCTTTGTGAAGCTTTTATACTTGGTTTGCACCCTGTAGACATTAAGGTTTGCACATTCCATACAAACAAATTTAAAGCATTTAATATTTTAGCCAACAATATTAATATAACAAACAACAGCTTAAAGACATTTAATTTTGTAAATAATATAGCTTACTTAAACAATGATTTTTTAACCATAGATATTTGGCATTTAAGAGCTTGTTTTAATGACAAAATAAATATTAATAGCGCTACAATAGGCAAAATAGCTTATGAGCAAATAAAATCATTGACTATAAAAAAAGCGAATAAATTAGGCATTAAAGGTTTTGAGCTACAGGCAATAATATGGCTTTCGTCACAAAAATATTTTAACAATTATTAAGATATGGTAAAAATTAGTATAACAACTGCATTAAAAATAATACGCTCAAATAAAGACTTTATATTTTATAGGGTTGAAGACAATAAAATTGTAGATTTTACCCTTACAAATGACATTAGCAGATTTAGAAGCCAGTACAATAATAACTTTAAAATTGTATCGGATATAAAAAAACAAATTAACAATAGCTTAAAAATAGAATTATAATGTTTTTAAACATATCAAAACCAGTAAAAAGAAAAGTCACTTTTATAGATGGTAACAATACAAAAAAAACCATAAGCACAAGTTTATCTTACTTAGATATAAAACACTATTTTAACGCTAAAAAAATATTACAATAAATTTGTAGGAATAAAATAAAAGTATTACATTTATAAAGAATTTAAAAACTATATATTATGAAACCAAATCACACAAGTAAGCAATTAGAAATCTTATCATTAAGAAAATACGACAAGCCTTACAACAAATTAAACTTTACTGAATTTCAACTATTATTAACAGGAATCTAAAAACTAAATATTATGAATAATATAAACAACATTATCGAAGCACATTACAACGAACAAGAAATTAACGATTTTGATTTCTACAATGATTTTAACAATAATTTTAATAACTACTAAATAATAAAGATATGACTACAATATACTATAATGAGTTTTTGTTCTATACATTATTGCAAGAGGTTAAAAACCCTAGACACCCATTAACAAATTTAGCATACGATTTGGCTTTCGGTGAAATATCAAAGTACTATTTGGAATTTTACAACTCTAACTATAACGATGAGAATTTAAGCGAATACGATTCAATAATAAACTATTTTAATAACTACTAAATAAATAAAGATATGCAAACAATAATAAACGATCTAAATAAACAGATAAAGCAGTTAAGTAAGGAACACGACAAACTAGGTGTTGATGGCTTAGGTTGGTTCTCATTAGATAGGGAGAACATCAGGGCTTGTATGAAGGATATTAAAAACGTAATCAAAACACTAGAAACAATTAAATAAATAAAGATATGATAAGAGAAAATAACACACCAACCCAGCTAAAAAGATTGTGGAGAAATAATATAATAGACACAAAGCAGTATTTCTTTAGACTAAAAGCATACGAACTAAACATACCTACATATAAAATGTATTGAGTAAATAACACCTATAAAAAAAGCCTATATTAATTAATTTTAGTATAGGTTTTTTATATACAAATATTTTGAGGAATGTAGAAGGGATGATGTGAGAATGGGATATAGAATTAAACACAATAAAAATATTCAATCTAAGCTCACATAACAACAAAACAATACTAACATACCAGACAAATAATATAATAGCTTAGAAGGGCTTAGAATAGATATAGCGTATTGACGTAATATGAAGATTGTATATGTGTAGTAAGTCAATTAAGTGAATTCAACGTAAAATGAATGATTGGTAAGTGTAGTAGCTCAATTCAATGAAATCAAATAAAACTCAATGAATTCAAACAAATACTAAAAAGGTTCTATAGGGGTTTTTTTATAATTTGTAACTACTTGATTATTAGTATCTCCAAAATAATTCTTTAGGGTAAGTATCACTAACCTACCCTAAACTTTTTATTATATGGTTATTTTACTACTTCTGTTATTATCTGGTCTGTTAATTTATCTAAGTAGTATTTAGCTGCGCTACATCTAGTAAAGCGAATATACCTTAATCTATCCCACCATTCCCATATTAAGAACTTATTTCTACGCTCTATGTAATATGTTACTTTGTTAGTATTCGTTGTTGTTTCTTTTACTATTCTATATTCTCTCATTATATGTTGCTTTTATGGTATTCTACTGATTTAATTGTTACTCCAAGTATGTCTGCTATATCTTTGTTACTTATAGTTGGTTTTAGATTTACTATCTCTTTAACCTTCTCTTTAGTCTTTATCTTAGCTTCTCTACTAATCTCTCTTATCTTAACATCTATATCCAAACTTCTTCTCATATCTGCTAGATACTTCTCTTGTCTTTGTTTATATTCTTTACCCCAATTATATGTATGGTGGTGTATCCAAGACATAGGTTTGTTATAGTCTTCAAAGTTGCTTATGTAATGCCTAGACCAAACATCGTCAGGCTTAGACATCCACACAAACTCATAACCATCATATATTACTTTATGGTTAGTTACTTCTTTAAGGTTCTTTAATTGCTCTGTAGTCCAGTTAGTCATTATCTAGATATATAAATATAAGTTAATGCTAATATACCTAGTACTGCTAGTCTGAATAAAAATACTAATGGTTCTCTCATAAGTTTATTAAGATTACTGTTAGTGTTATTACTAATGCGACTACTGAAGCCATCATAAAGAATGTTATTACTCCTTGTAGTGTTGTTGATTTATTTGCTTTATCTACCTTCTCCAAGTGCGGTAGTGTTTTGCTTAGAATGCCTTTTAAGTATTCTATGTACAGCTCTTGTTCCTTAATGTAAGCTAGTGATTCAAAAAGGTCATTGAAATCGTAATCTTCTTTTACTGGTTTTTCCATATCTATTTGTTTTTATAATTTATTAGTTAAGTTTTCATTCTCCATAGTTTTCTGAATAAAAGCTAAAATTCTCCATCCACACTTAACAATATGTCTAGTACCACAATCATCAAATAACTCGCCTGAGGCGTGGTCTAGTAAATGACGCATCATAGCATCTAACTCATCTCCACTCTTACTTCTATCCCAAGCTAATGGCTTATCTGGATTATGTTGTCTTTGCCCTTCATAGCTAGCTTTAGATATTTCCTTTAAAGCTAGTGGAAAGTACGAGATTACACCTGAATACACTGGTGTAGCTTTTCTATCTTCTGCCTTTAGAATAGCATCTGCTACTATCCTTGAGTCTGTACAGGAGTAAGAAGGGTCTAACTCTTCTGTAGGCTCAACAACCTCAGCTTCTACCTCTATATCATTAACAGACTTATTAAACCCATATAACATATCTTTCTCGTAAGTCATAGTTTCTGTATAATTTAAACCATCATTACCATTCTGAGCTATAGCTCTCATTCTTCTTTCGTGTTCTTCTGATTCTAGCATCTCTGCGTGTTTTTCTCTTGTATTCATTATTTTATTGTGTTTAGTATTTGTTGTAATTCTGCTACATCTTTACCCATAAGAGCATTGTAAACTTCTTGTCTTATATCACTTATAATACTTTTCTTAGCTATACTACTATTTTTGTAGACATCTGTAGCTTCTACTATAGCTCTAAGCTCTAAGTAGTACATTTTATACTTAGGTGTTACCTCTAAGTCATTATCTACTGTTTTTAAAGCGTGTATTACGTTAGCGTGCTGCTGACCAAATAAGTCTGCTATATCTTGCAATGTTACACCAGTAAGCTCTCTAATTATCTTACAAGCGTACATTCTAGGTCTAACTATATTAGTCTTTCTACTCTTTATCCTGCAATCTGTTTCGAAGTAGTTGTTTACCTGAGTTATTGTCTCTTTCGCTATCTCGTATTGTTCCTTTGTCATATTCCTTCGTGTTTATTAGAGAGCAGTAACAGCCACCTAGTCTAAGATGGCAGTCACATATTCTCTGTTGCATATTATATTCCATCTATATTAGCTTGAGCATTCTTTAAATACTCTTCTTTATTAGCCTCGTAATCACTTAAAAGACCCTCTACAATAACTAATTCATCTAAATCTAGCTTAGATATAGTACTTATTACAGAATCTATCTTGTTTAGTATATTAGTAGTCATTTCTGGGTCTGCTTGATATACTGAGTCAAACTCTTCTCTTACTATAGGCTCTAACATACCGTTTACCCTATTTACCTGCTGTTTTAAGCTACCCTTGTAGCGATTTGTTAATACTAGCTCTTCGTTAGCTTCTAAAAGCAACTGAGACGTTAATACTGACTTTAAATAACTAATTGTTTCTTTACTAATTTTCATTTTAATTGCTTTTATTTATTAAACTTAATGTGTTTTTATATGCTTCTGCAGCATCCTCCTCGTTAATATAACTTCCAAGATAAATATATTTTCCGTTTAACTGAATCTTAGCCATCCACTTACCTCTAGCCTTATGAAAATAAACCCCAGTATATTTAGAAGAGCCTACCCTATCTTTAGAGCAATTTTCTCTATTAGACATAACCCTCAAGTTCTTTAAGTTGTTATTCTTCTTGTCATTATCTATGTGGTCTACAACAAGAGTGTATCCATTAGGTTTGTGATTAAGGAATGCCTCAGAGACTAACTGATGTACAGTAATAACCTTCTGAGATTTATTTTTACTTAAACAAACCTTTAAGTAACCACAAGAGTTCTCAGTTAATTTAAGTATCCTTGACTTACCAGTCCTTCGATAATTCAAGCTCTTTATGTTACCTAAATTACTTACTTGATATAATCCTTCGTAATTAGGTATGTCTTTAAATACCTCCATTATATTCCTGTGTTTATACCGTTATCAATTACACCTACTAGATGCCTTAAATCACTTCTTTCTTGTTCGCCAAGTATATCCTTTCCGTCTACGAAAACTCTATAGTGGTTTTTTTTGGTTTCTACTATTTTTAGTTTATTCATTTCTACTTGCTTTTAATTGCATAACTTGCTTAAAAAATTTCCTGTCTTCTACTAAATTATCTTTTATAAACTTCTCAATTAAATAATATTCTGCGAGAAACATCTCTAGCGAATACCTAATTAATTGCTCATTATCAGACCCCTTTTCTTCTATGTGTTTAAGGAAGTGATAGCTACCATCAGTATCTGTCTCCATAAAAACTGTTACTTTACTCTTGTCATTCTCATAACTTGTTAAATCTTCTACTCGCATACTTTAGTTTAATTGTTAATACTTTGCAAACATACGAATAATTATTCACATACGCAAGCTTTTTGTTGATTATCTGTAAATATCTAAATAATCTCTAGTTTCCTGTAATTCCGTCAAGCCTCTCATATATTCTGTATGTAAGTCTACAGTATAGTCAAATAGCTCTGTCATAGTCCTAGAAGTTAACTCTAATGGTATTTCGCTTGATTTAGAGTATATTTCTACAGTAAATAAGCAATCCCAAGAGGTAAACCTTACATCTACGTCATAATTACCATTATCATACACTATATCCACTCCTTCGTGGTCTACTTCTGGGTGTATATCTCTTACTAATTCAATAATTTCTGCTTGTGTCATCTTTTTTTCTTCTTTTTAGTTAAATAATCTTTTTCTGGTATGCCTTCTATATTAGAAAACCTAGTTCTTAGTTCTGCTCTAGCAAAAGACTTTCTTAGTCCGTCACTACGAACAAGTGTATCGATAGCGTTATTAATATACCTGCCTGTACACTCCGTTTGAACAACCTCGTATATCTGATTAGTTCTCAGACACTTAAACCTCTTAAATGTTATTACACTATTTGAATCTAGTAATTCCATTAATCACAGTGGTTTAAATCTGATATAGTTAATGCAGATGGGGTCATAAGCGTCTTAGCTGACAGGTTGTCTTCATAATTGTATATGGCTTGGTGGAAGTAATAACCATTCACGTTATAGAACCTCAAGGTGTACGAGTACCCATCAATATAGGTGATTAATAATTCAAGCTCAGAGTATGAGTTCTTTACAATGTCTACAGTCTGGACTTCAGAAAGATTTAATTTTATATAACAACCTAGTTGGTTATTAAATGGATGAATATCATAGACACTATCTGAGTAGTCAAATGATATTAATTGTGTAGAACTATAATCTAACTTCCATAACTGGACTTCAGTAAGTCTGTCTAACATTGTTTGTTCTTCTGTTTCATTATTACAGCTAAATAAAGAAGCAATAATAATTAATGATACTAATTTTTTCATTTTATATAAATTTAATTTGTTAATACTTTGCAAACATACAAAAAATAAACGAGACTACCAAATTATTAACACATATAATTTAAAAATACGTTATCTTTATATACAAAAATAATATATGAATCAAAATTTTAACTTAAATATACCTAAGTCACTAAGAGGCATTAAATTAAAGGACTGGGTTAAGTTCATTGACGTTTACAACAAGAATAAAGACAACGAATCTAACGATTTTCTAAATAAGAAGATGTTAGAGATATTTTGTGATGTAGATTTGAAATCATTACTTAAAATACCTGTTTCTAGCTTTGATACTATTATAGGTCACTTATACGACACCTTAAATTCACAAACACCATTAGTAAACACCTTTAAAATGGTAGGTTCTGATGGAGTAGAGGTTGAGTTTGGACTAATACCAAACTTAGATAAGATGTCTTACGGAGAATGGGAAGATTTAGAGAATTATATTTGGGATAACAAGAGCCTACATAGAGCTATGGCAGTCTTATACAGACCGTTAATATGGCAAATAGGTGGTAAGTATAGAATACACGAGTATCAAGGTACAGACTTTTACGCAGACCTTATGAAAGATATGCCAATAGATGTAGCTTTAGGTGCTAGGGTTTTTTTTTATCGTTTAGTGAAAAAATTAGGGGATTATACGATGGACTCTATACTCAGTCAATATCAGACGGAAAAGGAGAGCAACTCAGAAGTAGTTTCGGAAGAAAATGGAAAGGTTATCCAGCAATACTTGAACTTGCGCAAGGAGATGTCAGAAGAATTGACGAAGTTACAGCACTCCCCATTCATCAATGCTTAATGTACCTAGAGTACGCTAAAGAGAAAAACGAATTAGAGAATAAGTTAATAAAACAAAGTACAAGATAATGAAACACGTTTACGACATATTAGATGTATTAAGGGATGAGCTTAGAAGCAATCCTTCTGTAAATACAGTCTCCTACGGAGACATAACTGACTTAGATTTAGATAAAACGACAATGTTCCCATTGTCGCATCTACTAATCGATAGTGCATCTTACGGAGAAAGAACAGTAACATTCAGAATAAAGGTATTATGTGCTGATATTGTTGACTACAACCAATCTCCTAGTGATTTTGACGAGTTTTATGGTAATGACAACCTACACGATGTTATGAATACTCAGTTTCAAGTAATTAACTCACTTATAATGAAGATGAGAAGAGGTAGCTTATTTAGCTCTAAGTATCAAGTAACATCAACTCCTTCAGCAGAGCCATTTAAAGAGAAATACGGAAACGTATTAGCAGGATGGACTACAGAGGTAGAAGTAGAAGTTCCTAACTCAATAGCTATATGTATTGACGGAGATAGCTCTAGCAACAACAACAATGGAGGTGTAGTTCCAGATTACGGAGACTTACCATCTATTATAGCTCACTCTACTAACTTTATATTACTAGATAGTGATTTTACCTACGTTATAAACGCTAGAAACAATCCAACTAGTTATGGTGCTACAGGATTGGTGGGTGGTCTCACGTTAGATAGTTCAACTGG